GGGGTGTTGGAATGAACTAACGTTTTACGTTGGTTCTAGGGAATTGAAACAGTCCCGAAATACCTAAATGAGTGATCATATAGGTATCAGGTGCAGGATCTTCTACATTATTGTAGGTAAAAGTCCTTCCCACTCTGCGCTTAGGCGGTCGTATTGCAAATCACGTAATACAGATCGATAGTCGTTTTGAGAAAAATCAAGTTTGAAGGTTGTTAAATCTTCATTTGATTTCTGGAGAATACTTACAATTTGGAATTGACTACTTTGTAATCTTTTCTTATCGTAAGTTATATTACCATCATCGTAACACGATTTATTGGTAATATTCATCAAAGATCTAGCATATTCGAGCATTTGCTCGGGTTTTTCTATATTCTTTGAATCAGAATCCGCTTTCCAAAGCGGTTCCTGAACCAGTCGTCTTTGATCAACATACCTTCCAAGAACAATTATTTGTTTAGGAAGTAAAGTTGATTGCCCTTCAACCTTGCTTAGCATGGTCTCAAAGGCAATGTTTGCTGGGTCGAATAGGTTACTATCCTCTTCACAGAGTGAGGTAATCTCGTCTCCCCAATCATCCATGGCAAAGACATTCTCAAATATCTTATCCTGAATAGATTTCTTCGCGTCAGTTATCTTCACAATACTGTGACAGATCAATAGACGTGTAGAGAGTTGTTGGTCTTCGAGGAACTTACTTAATCGTGAGTTTTCCGTTATCCAACCTCCCTCAACAAGATATTCCAATGTTAATGATTTGAAGAATGAACTAGGTTCAAATCTTCCAATCACTAAAAACGAGAGTATCCAATCTTGGAGTTTATTCAGGTATGTTTCCTCAGTATCCTTGACCTTACGGTTGAGATAACTGAAAGTCGAACTATGTAGTTGAACTTTTCTACTTGAGCATATACCTAAGAGTAATGGCATATAACGGAAATCAGATGATCGGTTGATGATATTAGGAGAAATCCTACTAACATCAACACCATCTCTGAATGTTCGTGAACAAAATTCCGCAATGGAATTTTTCATGAACGTCTTTGATTTAGACATATTTATAGGAAGACTAATCTTCTCATAAAATTTCGTGATTAGATTTTCTGGATCATAAATCCAAAGATCGTCACCAACCTTACCATAACATTCGTTAGAGGGAAAATTTTTCCTTTCAACTGAATGCTGATCATATATGTAGTTAATATATAAATGATCAGTAAGTGTTGCAATATCAAAGCTTCCATTTGTACCCATTCCTTGACCTTGGCCATACTTAACAGTTTGGTCTAGATCAGGAGAATACCAGTCGCAGTGGACAACTAATTGTCCCCATGCTTCTGCAAGTCTAGGTGAGAACAGGTTTTTCATTACGATCTTTTGGAGATCGCGGTGAAATCTATCTGTCCAGTTTGATATATCATAAAATTTTAATCCTTCCGGATTAAGTTTATGTGTACCAAACATTTCATTCCTAAGACATCTGATTTGAAAATCGGTCATGGCTGCAACGCCATTGTCCTGATTCATTCTAAAATCGGTTTTACCGAATTTAGTTTTGGTTACATATTGGATATGGTCCCTAACGGGAAGCATAATTAATTGTGTCCAAAAATCAGATATTGCCACTATTCTTGTTTTAAAACCAGAATCTGGCACTTTTACCAATTTTCTTAGGTAATACTTTTGAGTAGTCTCGTTCAATTTTATATCCGTAGCCATTGGAATGTCTTCCAAAGACCTTAGATATTTTACGAGATAATTGCATTCCATTTCATCGCATATGCGTTTGAATGGGACGAATAACTTACTATTTAGTAATAAGTTTGCCTCTAATATAGCACTCTCAACCTTCGGTACCTTATTTGGTCCGTTCTTAAGAAGTCTTAAGCGGTAATTCCATAAGTTTACCGGTTGTTTTGGGTATCTATATTTATTAAGTTCTTTCTGAACATATGTTTCGAAAGACTTAATCAGCTCATCATCAATAGTGTTGGCCTTGTCAGTTACTGATTTGAAATCAGGACTTACTTGACCTTCAACTATTCTGACAATGTTCAGAATGGTATTGATTACTTGGTAATACTTTGGAAGAATATCTTCCTCCGTACATATCAGATAATCAACTATTAGTTGGATGAAATTTTCACCCAACTTTGAAGGAACTTTATAAGATCTTGACGTGGATACCCACCCAGGATTTTCAGGTTTTCGGTGTTCAATTAATTGTATCGTATAATTCTTTATTATACTATACCTTTTTGAACCATCGTCAAAACCATGGTTTCTTATCAATTGAGTGATAAGCCTGATAATATCATTAACGATAACTCCATAAAATTCGCAAGAATATTTTGGAAG